GGTGAATCCTACTTTCATCTTATACTCCTATTCTCTATTATAATACTATATTTAGGTTTAATTGTCAACCGATAAATACTTTTATGTTAGATGCTTATACTAATGCATTTTTTACAGTAGTAAAGGAAACCCAAGAAAGCACAGGGTACGAATTGCCTGTGCATCTTGAGCATTATGTAGTAATGGTATTAGCAATACACATTGATAAACCTAATTGGCATCCAGAAGAGTCTTTTGCAGAAGCATACCTTAAAATGAATAGCAGAAGTAATGCAAAAGAATTAGGAGATATATGTCTCTTTGTTTCTGGCGTATTTCCTAATTATGGTTCTAAAAAAGGATTGCCTAGATCATATTTTCAAGATATTGGCAAATCATCTTATAGTCAAGTTACAGGAGAATTATTTACTGATCTTTCTCTGCACTTTGACTTTTTAAGTGATTTTATTAATATTTCTTTAAGTACTCCTACTCTCCGAAGTCAAACAAACTACTAAACGTTGTGTGTTGTTTAGTATCCTCTAGAGGATAGTTAAGCACACCAATTAAGTTGTCTAGTTTATTATCAATAATAGTTTCTGCCATTGCTGCATCATCAAATGGCAACTCCTTGAACCATTCTGGAATACGCAATTCATCTGTAGGATACGCAACACTTGTATAACCCAAAGGATTCTGTTTTAGTTTACAAACAATAACCTTCATACCATCTACAATCTCTTGTGAATACTTGTCACCATTCATGCGCTTTAGTGTGTTCCAGTTAAGACTTGCACGAACGTGTCCGGGCATATTTGCTTTACCTTGCTTTTCTTCTAGTCGACGATAGTGTCCAACTTTGTTTGCACGTTTGGGCGATCCTTTTTCCCAACCAGGACGATCACTAAACTCCTTGCGGAACTGTGTAATACGTTCTAATACATCTGCTTGAGGAATATCAGTAAGCACCATAAGTAATAGTTCACTCAAGAACTCTTGCATAAACACAGGTGTATCCGACCTACGCAGATCCAAGCCCATTGCCTTTACTTTGCCCGGCTTGCCATCTGTATCTGTTCTAAAGCCTTCGTTGTCAGTTACTAGTGCCGCATAACGCTTCTTAGTAATGTACAAGCCTGACCGTGCTACAATCTCTCTACCTGCTGCAATAACATCTGCACGACTCTTTGGACAATGGAAAGCTCTACCCATCATATCAATAAATGTGCCGTCTACTGCATCAGCTACTTGATCATACAGTGCAATAGCATTTTCAGCACTCCACGGAATCTTGCCTGACTCAATATCATCTTTAAGCATTGGCCAAGCACTAAAGTACACAGAGTCTGTGTCACCATAGATAACAGCGTCACCTACATGATCATATGTACCTGTAATGACTTTGTTTGCCTCTGCACTCATGTGCTTAACAATAGTTCTGCCGGATAGTGTAGTTGATTGACCTATGCGTTTATCAAAGAATCTACAGCCTGGGTTAAGAATAGCACCATACAAGCTATTAAGATTAATTTTCTTAACAAGCTGACGTTTATCCCAATATTCAATTTCCGCTTCATTGCCTGCGTCCTTAGCTTTCTTTAGCATCTTCTGCATGTCTTTACGTTCTGCATACCAACGCTTTAGGATACCTGGAATAACACCTTCAAACTCTTGTGTAAAGATAGTACCGTTGCTACTAAGCATCCACGGCATCTGACTGTCAAAGATTAGCTGATAAATCTCCGCACCCGACAGTACGTCCGACCTACCATCTTCCCAATCAATTGTAAGTGCAACATCTCGTCGTTGATCCATAACTGCTTCATATTCTTCAGTAGCAAAGCGACCCTCCCATGATCCTGCAAATGACTTCTTTTTAAGTGTCATATCTTCATGTACACGACTTTCGGATATCTCTGGACGAATCTGCCCGACAATAGTTTCCGGAGCCATGTTTAGCGCACGAATCACACTTGGATACAGTGAATTCAAATCCATTGACGCAATCCATTTATGCAAGCCCTTCTTAGGAAACGCAACATACGCACCAGCTGCCTGTGTGTTCTCTGTGTCATCACGCTTTCTACGATTAGGAACTTGTAGTCCTCTATGATGTGCTTCGTTAATAATGCCTTGCTCTGTAACAGCAACAGCACCCATAGTGGTCTGTAGGAGAACAGTGTTCTCGTGTGCAACAGTATTACTAAGATCAATAAATCTTAGTTTTTTGTCCAACTTGTCCAGTAGTGCGGTATCTTGTATGTTGTATTCGATGAATTTTCTAAAGTCATTGTTGTACAACTGGTCCAAAGTGCCTTCATAAGGAACTTTATTCTCCCCAACTTCGATTTCGCCGATGGCATCAAGTCTATATGTGTGTCGTTCTTCATATGTGTATTTACGATATAATTCCAAACTATCTAAATGCACTCTGCCTATTAGGTCAAAGGTAACAGCTGATTTCCCATACTTTTCATATTCACGCTTCTTAGGAAGTTGTCCCCACAAACAAAAACGTCTTGTGTCGTCTTTGCTTAGTACTCTAGCAGTCCTGTTTACAGTGTACGGAATATCATACCCTTCACTGTTCCAGCCACTTAAAATATCAGCATCTTCAATCAGTGTCAAGAAAGTGTCAATCATGTCACCTTCTTTTTCAAACAGCATTACATTATCAATGCCTTCAAGTTCTTTTTCAGCTTCTTCCATAGTAAGTGTCTTGGGCGGAACAGCTAAACAAATCATTGTCTCCATCCATTGCAAGTATACCGAGATACTTGTAATAGGCATAAACGGATCTGCTGGATCAGCAAAGCCACGCTCCGGATCAAAGTCTGTCTCAATATCAAAGAATGCAATGTTTAGTTTAGGAGCATCTTGATTAAGATAGTTCTCACTCAAACATTGGAAGATTGGATTAACGTCACTTTCAAACAGTTCTTTGTCTCTGTTAATAGCAACTTCTTTGCGGAAGTCTTTTGTGTTCTTGCACACAATACGGCTTAGAGGATCACCGTACACACTCTTGTACTTGCCTCTTTCGTCTTTATAATAAAATGTATATTTGGATTGATATTCGCGGAAAGTTCTTTTTCCGTCTTTGCGTTCAACTACACGAATAATATCGGAATCGCGGTCAAACAGTGCGTCTACATAACTCATTTATTCTCCTATGTTGCTTTTGGCCAACTCAACCATCTACATGCCGTTTCTTCGGCGCTATTATTATACTAACATTGTTTGTTAACAATGTCAAGTATGTCTTTATAAACAATCAGATTACCTTTTTCGGTATAATGATTTATATTGCCTCTATGTTGTTCCCATACTGTAGAAAAACTAATATTATTACGTTCTACTGCATACTTTGTACTTATTCTATTATGTGTAATGCTAAGATACTTACGAGAAGTTAATAGTTTTTTTATTTCTTTGCGCATTAATTGATACATATCAATTTGATATTCGTCGTCATAATGATATTTAAAGTAATCTTGCGCACTACGCAAACTAGGATTAAACCAAGAGCTCCGATCAGCGATATCATTATATATTAAGTCGCAGTCTTTGTGTAACCCTTGCTTGTGTATAGGATGCTCGCGAGTATGAACTCTACTCGGACTAGTGTGACTAACAATAACATAATCGAAATAATCTAGAGTACTGTTTTCTATTTGTTTGAGTATCTTATATTCACTAACACCAGCTTGTGCGATATTTGTAACTGTGTGTTTGCTTGCAAGGAGATCTGGCCAACCATTGGCACCCGGCCATTTAGCTGCAAAACTATCCCCAGCAAGCAATATTTTCAAACTAACAGTCCTGCAACATAAATTACGGTTAGCCCTGCGTTCATTACTATAAGACTCTTCTCTTTCCATAAGACACCAACAAGTATCCATAGACTGTTACTAATAATGAATGCCCAAATGTACAAAGGGTAAACATTAAATGCGGCTAAGGTAGCGGCTGTTAGTAAACATACCGTTGCTATCCAAGCTAACCATTGATAGGGCTTTACCACCATCCTGATGCTACTCCAAATCCAAAAACATTAACAACTGCAAAGTATGACGTGAGGAGCATAATCCATGCTGCTCCTCTACGCCAACTTGCATAGACTTGTGTTATACTGCCTACAAAGAATCCTGGATACACTAATAGCATATTAGGATTATCTGCATTAATAGCAAGTGTAAGACTAGCAGCTACAGTAAACACAAAACTAATTAGTTCAAAGTAAAAGGCTATGCTATCAGTTCTATAACTGCTAATCCAAAAGTCTTTTACTTTGTTCACTTATCTGCACCAACAGTAACAACTAATGTTTCGAGATCGTCATGTGCATCAGCAACATTTTCCCAATCACGCTTTTGTGCAATCTTAATTGCCTTGTTAATTAGGCTAGGCTTAATATCTAGTTCTTCAGCAACACTTTTAACAGTGTCCTTTAGTCCTGCGTTTAAGTCTTCAATTTCTTGTAGAACTGTTACACCTTCACGTACAAGACGCTCTAGCTTTGCTTTTTCTTCAGCACCATAGGTACGATCACTCATAGATAACTCCTCTGTTAATTATATTAAGTATACGATATATTTAGATAGTTGTCAAGTATTAAAATACTTTTTTGTTGTCAAACGCACGTTCCCAACCAAAGAACTGTGCCTTATAGTCCGAATGGTCGTCACTTGATAAGTTAATCCATTCATCTCTGCGTTGGTATAAACGCATTGCACCGTCATACCAATCTGTGTTGTCAATAATACTTTCTAGACGCTCTTTTGCATCTTCTGCTTCTTCTATATTGTCAAAGTCTTGTTCGATGTGTATCACTTCCATAACAATGTCGTGTGTTACATAGTCTAAACTAAAGTCAATTCCATACTTAGGTTTAATGTTTAGTAGTTTTTGTAGTATAGGACGGTTAGCACATACTTCTTTGATCTGTTCTTTTGCTTCGCCTGCAAATGCATAACGAGTTAGTAGCATACAATGATCTAACACAAGTCCGTGTTCGCTAGATTCAACGTCTGTATACCATTCTTGTACAGGAGCAATGTGGAATTGTATTTCTCTATTAAGTTCTATATTGTTTGCTTCGTAGTGTAGCCATTCCAATGGAGTAGGAACTTCATATCCGTCCTTGTCAAAGTCTTTAAATGGTAATGTTTCTACAAGTTGTCGCTGTATTGCGTTGCGTAAGTAAGGATCTGGATTGAACTTAGGATATAAGTTCTGAAGCCTCATCCTATCTCCTTAGCACCCATACGTTCTAAAGCACGATCTATTTGCACAGCAAGTTTGAAGTCAAGTGTAGTAAGACCTTTTGTGTCGTGTGTGTATACAACAAGTTCTGCTTCGTTATAGAAAAACTTAACATCTGCAAAATGATCTAGTTCTACTTGTGGCTTTTCGATAACCATTAAGAAACGTAATACAGTGTTGTAGTCGTCAAAGGCAACTTTCTTATATAGATACTTGCCTTTGCGTATTTCCCAGTCTTTAGCATACTCTTTGCGCAGTTCTTCAGCATCCATACCATCTACTTTAGTGTAAGATTCGTCCATCTTACCTTTGTGCTTGACCTTACCCATCTTGGCATCACGCTTTTTGTCTTTGTGCGCACCCATTGCGCCGCTTTTGCGCAAGTCATTCATTGCTTGTGCATTTGGATCACGTGGCTTAATTGGCTTGCTTTTGTATGCTTCTAAAGCATTTAATAGTTCATCCTTAATAGTGCCAGTGCCTGCTTCTGCATTTGTAAGTGTAAATGGCTTACCGTTTACTGCTGTAATTTGGTCGCGGCTGATAGCATAGGTTGCACCACGAAGTGTTAATTGTATTTGTGGATCACCGTTTTTATCTTTTTTGCCTGGTATAAGATCTACTACTTCTGTCTTTGTTCTTGGTTGACCTTTAGCATTATTGTAATCAACTAAATCACCCGGCTTTAGTGTATGCCCTTCTTGGCTGGTTGGCCAACCGCCTGTATCGCGTTTAGGTTTCGGCGCAGGTTGTGTACCGCCTTGTGGCTGTTGAGCACCGCCTTGCGCCTTAGGATCAGCTGGCTTAGTGTCTTTGGTGTCCGATGAGCTATCATTCTTTCCTAGCCACGGATCAATTTTGTTATATCCTTTAAATCCTGCCTTAAACCCTTGCGGTGCTTCGTCTAAATCACCTTCTCCTACAAGTTTATCTTTGAGCGGATGTTTTGTACGACCTGGCTTTGCTTTAGGCATAGGACTAGATGCTTTTGCATAGTCACCGTGCTTTTGTTTTTCATCTAATCTTACACCTGCTAATGCTGTAAGTCCTGCAAGATCTAAATCAATAGGCATTGATCCTTCCGGTACTTCTACGCTTTCTGTAACATAATTCACAGTAGGTGCTGCTTCAGGTATTGGCCCGTCTGCTTGTGCTATAAGTGCTTGCTTATCAGCTGCTGGGTCACTTGGATCCATTGCAAATAATTTATGTTGTAGTGCGTTAAAGTCCATTATTTTTTCTCAACAATAGTGTAAGTTTTTTTTCTAGAGTTTCGACTTTATCTTCTAAATCTCTTATTCTTTTAATATGTTTATCGTCAGCACTGTCACTGTCTTTGTCAACATTTGTAACATGTCTTAGTAATGCTGAAAGATCATCGGGTGCATTTGGATACTGTGCTTTAATTGCAGTAAGTGCCCGCATAGTACGGCTATCAAACCCTTTAAGGCCTTTTTCACCTGAATCTTTGTCTTTGCCTTCTTCGATATCCGAAATTCTTTGCATAAGATCTTTAAGTGAATCTGCCATATGTTACTCCGTTTGTGGGCTAATCTTTTTAGATTTAATTTTTGAAGCTGATATATTTTTTGGAGTAATCTTAGTTGCTTCTATCTTTTTTTTAGATTCTAGTTTTGCAGAAAGTCTTGCATTTAAATCACTGTTGTCACGAAGCTTTTTCATCTTTTTCTTGCCGCTTGCCTTACCAGCATGTACTGCTTTACGATGTGCAGCGGATTTAAACTTGCCTTCATTAACAGCATTACAATTGCAGTGTTCGCAACTAGGTGCGCATGTGCAATCTTCTGCTTTAACATCTGAACCACAGCATTTGTCTGAGCAATGCGTATCTTTAGATTCACCAAGCTCTCCTGTAGCATCTTCGTAGTCTAGGTGATGATATACTGAGCCAACATAATCAGCTGCTTTTGTAATCTTTGCTGCTACCCAGCCTTCTAACCCTTCAGTTTCAGGTACACGCTTTAGCATGTCATGTAGCTTGATCGCATATTTTGCTAACTTGTATAGGTCACCGCGAGCCATTTGTACTTCATGGTCTTTTTCAGCAGCATGTGCTAAATCGCCTAAACCTTCTTTTAAATCTTTTTCTCTCATTGATTACTCCGTAATGCGCATTATAAAGTATTTATGCCTTTTTACGCTTCTTTGATTTCTTTTTGCTGCCCATTAGATTATCAAAGTCAACGCCGTTTTTCATAGTGCCATCGTCGTTATACATGTTTCTACTGATAGTTGGGCCTACATTTCCTACTGCTGTAGCAATACTTGCTGCACCCATACCTGTTGCTG